AGAACGAAAAGCCCCTTCATCGAGGTCGCAAGATGGCTAATTCCACTACGATATTTATCGTCCGCTTGCCTGGCGGCTGCAAGATTCTCGTAATCATACTCGGTATCGGCACAGAGCATCAAATCCTTCCAAGTGCGCTGGTTGATTCCGCCATATTTGGAAAGATCCTCAATGGATATGCCGGAATTTCCCACAATCTCGGCTACGCTCTTCGCCATCTGATGGCGAGCCTTCAGCCTCTCGCTCTCAAGTGCGTTGCTTATCTCACCCTTCGGCTCTTCTCGGTCTGGCGAAAGAGTCGCGGTGTCGGCGACATATTCCAAGAGCCATTTCATGTTTGCCTCAAGATTCACGATACGTTGTTCAATGTCCATCTAATTTCTCCGCGACCCCTTTGGAAGAACGCTGCGGCAAAGGGGACCGAACCGTGCCATAGCGTTTGGTTAAATTATTGAAGGCGCTACGTCGCCAGACCTCAAGACGGGAACTCTGGGTTTGATGCGCCCATACAAAATCATCCTTCTGCTTGGTCATATTAAAAATCCTCTTTTCAATGTGGATCTCTCTTCGTATTTGGTTCGCTCAACGTGATTGGATCTCTCGTCGAAAATGGTTCGCTCGCTGATTTTGGATCTCTCAATGGCACTGGTTCGCTCTACTTGAGTGGATCTCTCATACAGCCTGGTTCACTCAGAACTCGTGGATCTCTCCGAGTGACTGGTTCTCTCATCGTCCATGGATCTCTCATCAAAAATGGTTCTCTCTTCTGGTATGGATCTCTCATGGTGTTTGGTTCGCTCCAATCACATGAATCTCTCAAGAGAATTGGTTCGCTCGTCGTCGGTGGATCTCTCCATCTATTTGGTTCGCTCGCCCAGAATGGATCTCTCACATTAAATGGTTCGCTCTTGTCTGGTGGATCTCTCGCCGGTATTGGTTCGCTCGAATAGCGTGGATCTCTCCATCTATTTGGTTCGCTCTAGCAAGCTGGATCTCTCCATTAAAATGGTTCTCACAACTGTTATGAATCTCTCGTCTGATCTGGTTCGCTCTCCGGACATGGATCTCTCAAAGCCCATGGTTCGCTCTGTTGTTTTGGATCTCTCTCGAAATGTGGTTCAATCAAAGATCATGGATCTCTCTGCTCAATTGGTTCGCTCTCCATTAGTGGATCTCTCGGTCCCGTTGGTTCGCTCGCGCAACATGGATCTCTCAAATGGCATGGTTCTCTCGTTTACGTTGGATCTCTACCAATTAGGCTCGATCTTGTGGACATGCTCCTTGTCTGCAAACTCAAACACATAAGGCACTGGTGCCGTCTTGCCAAACTCAACCTCATGCCAAACCTGGTGCAAATGAGATAAAAACATCTTCACCGCAACGCGTTTCGCACGAGCATGGATATGGGCCGGCGGAAGCTTGCCCACGGAATACGCCTTGTACGCATCGGTCGTCTTGCCAATATTAAACTTCTCCAGCTTGGCCGCTGCCTGATCGGCAAACGCGCCAGCCTCGTTCTTGGCGAGCTCCACTTCCTTACGCTCTTGATAAAGCTTACCGTAAACCGCATCCTTGTGGTTGCAAACCTTGACGAAACTTTCGCCCAGCTTCCAACAAAGCGTCTTCAACGAAGCGTTGTGCGGACGCTTTTGTCCCTTCTTCCACTCGCTCGTCGGATCCAAACCCGCGTACCGCCAGATCGCACCAGCAGTCGGCGCCCTCGTAATGTCGATGTGCGCAAGTAAACCAGCCGAGATAACCGGCCCAACGCCCACTACGGTACGCATCCTCTTACCAACAGGATGGCTCGCGGAATACGCATCCAAAGCGCGCTTGACACTCTCCTCCAAAACACGGCTCTCTGTCGAAAGCCAAGCAATGCTCTCGTGCGGCTCACCGCTCGCCGTCAAAGCGCGGATTTGGTTATTGGCGCGAATCCTTCCCTCCTGCATTCCGTAGTAGGAATCAACCAAGTACCGCGCCTCCGTCGCCGTAAGCGTGTTGGCCGCTTGCCCCATGTCGCGATCTAACTTGCGAACAGGAACACGAATAGCGCTCTCTTCGGAAAGCCGCTCTGCAACGGCCTCATCGATCTGCATCTCAAAATCTGACATGTCTGTCTTCCTTCTTTCTGGTTGCTGGAGATTGGAATAGATGCCCACCAATCCAGTTCAAAAAAGCGCTTGGGCTGCGCTACAAATCCTCATCGTAATTGTTACGTAAATAATTCCAGCTATGCTGCGAGAAAACCAAGTCGAACCGGTTTGTCTGACGTGCTTTTCTCTTGTTGTAAACATCCCGCAGATATTTGGCGGTTGCCCGGATTTGTGAATCTGGGCAAACCCAAGCTTTGTTTCGGTTTGGGGAATCCAACCACCCTATTGGCGCTGGATGTTTGTCCCATTTTTGTAGGTAAAGAATTAACTTTCCAAATGCAGGCATAAAGTCTTTTTTGTCGATCTTGTAGCGAAACTTCCCTACCTGTAGCTTCGGCAAAGCGCGGTCTTGGGCAACCATGCCTTGAAGCTTTTTCAAAACCTGTGTGTAGGACGACTTAGAGCGGAACCGTTCCGATTTTCCGCCCGAACGATACAACGAACCGTGGTGCATGGACTTTGTGTCATAGCTGCGCCGTGCCAAAACCCCACCTAAATCGCGATGCCGCTGTTTGGTCATCTCTGTAAATCCTCGTCATAAGCTTCGGCGTGTAAACGCTCCCACTCGGCGTCCGTGACGCCTTTCTCAAGCCACACGGCTCGCCGCCCACGGACCTCGAGCCAAATGTCGGTGATCTCTGGATAGAAAATCCCGACATCCGGCTCCGACTGACCAAACGTGCAACACACGGTCACAGGCATCCCGCCCCTGACCGTTGTATCAAAATGCATGTCCATCAGTCGTAATCCCCAAAACTGTAGAAATTCCCACACTCTTCGTAGCCCTCACTCACCCAGCCGCCGCTCACTTCCAAATCAGGCCAATCCTTGGCGACTTTCCTAATGACTTTTTCTGGCGTACTCCACGCCGTATCAAACCTGTAGACCAAAGTGCGTTCAGTGCCGTCCCACTCCTCTACTTCCACAGGTTTGCAATGGCACGCATTACGCTCTGTACTCCAAATATGCTCTTGGGCCGCGAGCAAATCTTCCGCCGTGAGGTCTTTAGTCTCACGGGAAGCGAGTATTTTGGGCATGGGAATGATCTTCTCAAAATCAAACACGTCGCCCATCATATCCAGAAATTTCTGCGTGGCCTCTTTGCTCCCGCTTAACTCCAAAGTGTTGGCTGTCCAATTAGGCATCAGTAATCTCCCTTTGCTTGCGCTTCATACGTCGCCATCTCGCGGGGGATGGAACCCTCACCATGGCAAACGGAACACTCTTCTTGGCCCAAATGCCCATCGCCGCCGCACGACGGACAACGGACCTTGGCCTCTGTCAACGCCGCCATCAACCTGTCTGGCGCGTCGATGTACGCGGACTTGAAACCCTTATCCATTTCTCAGCGCTCCATATCATCGAAAATGAGGCGGTTGCCGCGCAATTTGAACCAGGCCGGATCGCCATTCTTTTCCAGTAAAATCAAAATATCCTCGCCGCCCGGCGCAACATCGCCGCCAACAAACCATCTGCCGGATACGCGGGACGCCCAGGTTTCTTCGCCGTTCCAGTAAGCTGGAAATCTATTTGTCTCTGTCATGATGTTTTCCCCTTTATGCCTCACCCAGATAGTACCACGATGGATGGGAGATGCAAGGGGTTTATGACGCGCTGACACATATAGGGGCGATTTGAAAAAAAAGTTTTTGAAAAAGTTTTTTGGGTGAAAAAAAGTGTCATGGTGTCATGTAGCACTTTTCATGGATCATAGACCATTGAAAACATTGAATAGTCAACATGACACTTCACATGACACTTCAGACACTTGCTAAATGGGTGGGTTGTAAGGTGCTGAAAAACAACAAGAATAAAAATGGCTACATGACACTATTTTATGTTCAACGCGTGCGCGAGTTATCTTTTTTGAAAAAGTTTTTCTCAAATGCCGTATATACGGTAGAAGTGTCAGGCACATGACACTTTGCACAGGAGCAGGACACATCGAATGGGAAAAGTACTGGATAGAAAAGCTGACCAGATCGAGGAAACGCATGGCCGGAAACTAACGAACCGGCAAAGAGAGTTTGCTAGGCACTATGTCGATGGAACGCGCTCGAATGCCGCTTGCGCCAGGTTGGCTGGTTATGCCGAAGGGGCTTCTAGAATACAAGCGCATAAGCTTCTGGATCCAGCCTTGTTCCCTCACGTTGCTGAACTGATATCGGAGCTTAGAGAAGACCGCGAACGTCGATATGGCGTGACTCTGTTGGGCCAGATCAAAAGATTGCGTGAGCTATCGGAAGGCGCCGAAGGTAGCGAGCAATATTCTGCGGCAATCAATGCTGAGAAGACTATTTCGTCCTTAGGTGGATTGACGGTAGACCGGCGTGAGACGAGTCACTTTCATGCGATTGAAAACATGAACAGCAAAGAACTGGAGGATCGTCTCCTGAAACTACGGGACGAATATCCTCAAGCGTTTATTGATGCCCAATATGAGGTCTTAGATGACACAAAAGACGGAGACACTCCTGTGGAAAAGGTTGAAGGAAAAGATACCCCCGCATTGGCACACGACGCGGATTGAAAACCGCTATGGCGGCGGCGTTCCAGATGTGTACATGTGCGCCGATAGCGTGCCGTTTTGGGTTGAATTGAAAATAACAAACTCTAACAGAGTAAATGTATCATCACACCAGGTGGCGTGGAATTATGCGCATTGCAGATCTGGAGGGGTAAGCTTCTACCTTGTTAGCCCCCTCTCGTCCCCTAACCTATATCTATTTGACGGGATCCATGGTCGGGAGCTCGTGGTTCATGGTCTAAGTCGGGTCGGGTCGGGGTTGGCCGGCGACTGCCTGTGGTCGGGGTCGGGTCGGGCCGACCTGGTCGGGGTCATGGCCAAGATTGCTCGAGGTCGGGTCGGGGCCGTTGACCAAGTCGGGTCGGGGTCGGGTCGGGTCATGTCTCAAGGGCCGGCGCCGGAGGACGCTGCGGTTTATCCGTGGCCGGGGCCTGGGGTTTAAAATAAAAGCGCCGGCCAGAGACAGGGAGACTCTGACCGGCGCCGGGGCTGGGAAAGGGTTTAAACCAGCCCCATGCAGCGGCGCACAGTGTGCCAACAA